TCTATCCGTCCTTACATGGACAGGAAGACGGTAAAGCGTGTCGTTATGACCGTACCTTACAATGCTAAACCATTTAGTAACCGTGGGTACATCAGAGCTGCACTTAAAGAAAAAGGTGTTGAAATCGACAAAGACGACTTGACAAAGACAGTCGTTGCTGTTAGAAATGCTATGGATGAGGTCGTACCTGGTCCCATGGCTGTCATGAGCTGGATTGAGTCTGAGGTTGCTGCTGCAATCGACAGAGGAGAGAAAGAGCTGACATGGACAACTCCATCAGGATTTGTCGTCACTCAAAAGCTCATGAAGAAACAGACAGTGCAAGTTGAGTTGCAGTTGATGGGTCGTTGTAAGTTAACTTTCGCAGTCGATGACTCTGACAAGGTTGACAAACAACACCACAAGAATGCAACAGCTCCGAATCTAATCCATTCACTTGATGCCTCGCTCCTCCACTTTAGTGCACTTCGTTTCGACGCACCGATCGCTCTCATTCATGATTCTGTATTGTGTCGTGCTACCGATATGTCTTCTCTCAGTGCAATCGTACGAGAGACATATGTGCACCTTTTTGCTGAGCATGATTACTTGCAAGACTTCGCTGACCAAATAGAAGCGGAGACTGCCCCACCGATCATTGGAGATCTGCAACCAGAATCCGTGATTGAATCCACTTATTTTTTCTGTTAATGCCACGTACTATCCACAAAACTGAACAGCCTGTGATCCTCGAAGGTTATCAAGCTGTGCTGAAGCCGAGTAAGTTTGGCTACTCCCTGTCTGCTCTCATTGATGGCAGCATGGTTGATGCCCTTGAAACTGATCGTGAGGAATCACTGCAGTGGGCACAATGTAAACTGAAGAACCCCAAGCGTTCTACCCTGAAGCCTGAGCCATGGGAAGAAGTTGCTGAAGGTCAATTCAAAGTTAAGTTCAGCTGGAATGAAGAGAACAACCCGCCGGTCGTTGACACCGAAGGTACACCTGTCACAGACGAGAATACGCCCATGTATTCTGGTAGCCGAGTTAAGCTGGCGTTCTATCAGAAGCCTTATATCCTCAAGGATGGCGTTACTTACGGCACAAGCCTTAAACTGGTTGGTGTACAACTGGTGTCTCTCAATTCAGGAGCTGGTGTAGATACTGGCGATATGGCTGCTGAAGATGTAGCCGCCCTGTTTGGTAAGACTGAAGGCTTCAAAGCTAACGATCCTACTGTCACTGTTATCCCTGGTTCCGACGAAGATGACTTCTGATTTTCAATTCACTGTTGCAAAGGATGAGATCACTGGTATCTACAAAGGTACCCTTGACATCCAACTCCCTCCCATTTGTGTCACCCGTTACAAGGCTGACAAGAATGACTTCAAGTACGAGATGTCTCGTGCTGTAACTGAAGTTGTTGAGGCTATCATTGAAAAACACATGGACGACTAATGGCATTCAGATCCAAGCTCGAAGAGAAGGTTGCTGATCTGCTTGTCGATCTTGGTGTCAAGTACGAGTACGAAACAACTAAAGTCCGTTACATTATCCAGCACGTTTACACCCCTGACTTCGTGTTACCCAATGGTGTCGTGCTGGAATGTAAGGGCTACTGGGAACCTGCTGACCGTCGCAAGATCAGGGCAGTAAAGGAGTTGAATCCTACCCTTGACTTGCGTATGGTCTTCCAGGCACCGTTCAATAAGATCAGTAAGAAATCAAAAACTACATACGCTAAGTGGTGCGATAAGCATGACATCCCTTGGACATCATTCCAAAACATCCCCCTCGACTGGCTCCTCTGAGTTTCTATTTCATGAGCCATGTGAGGAGTGTGGGTCGTCAGATGCCAAGAGTGTCTATGACGACGGTCACACATATTGCTTTGTTTGCCATCACTATACGCACGGTGATGGTGAACCTTCTTTACACATTCACTCAACACAAGGACGCAGTGTGCAAATAACAGGCTCAGCCCAAAGGCTGCAGAAGCGTAACATCTCACAGAAAGTATGTGAGAAGTATAAAATCTACCGTGATGGTGATAAGCTCCGCTTTTACTATCATGACGAATCAGGCATCGTCAAAGGTGCCAAGGTAAAGACAAAGGGTAAATCATTCTCGTATGAGGGTGAGGTACCTGGTACATTCTTCGGACAACATCTCTACCCCACTACTGGTAAACGTATTGTCATCTTTGAAGGCGAGATGGATGCAGCTAGTGGGTCAGAATGTATGCCAGGATGGCCTATGGTTTCTGTACCATCAGGCGCAGCTGGTGCAAAGAAGGCTGTACAAAAACAACTCCCACTGCTGCAAGGCTACGATGAGATTGTTATCTTTTTCGACAATGACCAACCAGGTCGTCAAGCCGCTGAAGAGTGTGCTAGTGTACTACCGCCTGGTAAGGTCAAGATTGCCCACCTCCAGGGCGACTACAAGGACGCATCAGACGCCCTCCAAGCCAATGACTCAGACGCTGTATGCCGAGCTATCTGGGACGCCAAGCCGTTCCGTCCTGATGGCATTGTCGATGGCAAAACTCTTCTAGATCTTGTAACTACACCATCACCCGCTGCAGATCATGACTACCCATTTCAAGGACTACAATCAAAGCTTCACGGGATCAGGTATGGAGAGCTTGTCACAATCACTGCAGGATCTGGCATCGGCAAATCCAGCTTCTGTCGTGAACTTGCAACTAACCTTCTTTCAAAAGGAGAACGGGTCGGTTACTTGGCGTTGGAAGAATCCAACCGCCGTACAGCTCTAGGCTTGATGAGTGCCCATGTCGGTAAATCATTACACCTGGGTGAACACACCCATGAAGAACTTGTTCAGGCGTTCGACGCTACGATGGCTAATTGGAACCTGTATTTTTTTGATGGTTTCGGGTGCTATGATCCTGATGTTATCTATAATCGCATTGAGTACCTGGCATCAGGTCTCGACTGTAGAATCATTTTCTTGGATCACCTCTCCATCCTCCTTTCTGGGCTTGACGGAGACGAACGTCGAATGATCGACACCACAATGACTAAGCTTAGGTCGCTCGTGGAGCGCACTGGCATAGCGTTGTTCTTGGTGTCTCACCTCAAACGTACATCATCGGATCAAAACCATGAAGAAGGAGCACGAGTTACGCTCGGACAACTGCGCGGATCTGCTGCAATCGCTCAACTCAGCGACGCGTGTATTGGACTGGAAAGAGATCAACAATCCAACAAAGCTGGAGGTTCTACGACTGTTAGAATCCTTAAAAATCGTTATTCGGGCGAAACTGGAGTAGCCTGTGAGCTGAGCTATGATCTACCTACCTGTAAATTCTATGAAACTCAACCAGAACCAGAGTTCAATGCAGCAACAGACTTCTGAACTCAAACGACCTAACCCACCTACTACCCAAGCTATTGAACGTGCTCAATTCAAAGACAAGACGTTCAGATGGAATGGGAAGTGAGTCTAATCTTTGACATAGAAACAAACGGATTGCTTCATGATGTTAGTACCATCCATTGCCTTGCTATCCACGATCTCCCGACAGATCAGACTATTGCGTACAATGACACTGGGTCTAGTGAGCCAATATCAAGAGGCTTGCAAAGACTACAAGATGCGGACAGGGTTATTGGTCACAACATTATTGGTTACGACCTACCTGTTATTCGTAAACTTTACCCTTGGTTTGGTAACCCTGCTCATGTGGTGGATACTCTACTACTTAGCAGACTTTACCATCCGGACATGATCAACTTGGATAAGAAGCGTACCTGGGATGGTATGCCTCTCAAGTTGTACGGTAAACACTCACTTGAATCTTACGGCTACAGATTAGATGAACGGAAAGGTGACTACGGTTCCACTTCTGATTGGGCGGACTGGTCCCAAGAAATGGAAGACTATTGCATACAAGACGTTCACGTTACCACCAAACTATGGAAACACTTCCAGCCTTACCTGAATGGGTCACGCTAGAACACGAAGTACAACAAATCCTTACCGAGCAGGAGATTCATGGATGGTCTTTTGATGAGAACGCTGCATGGGAACTTGCATCTTCTCTCACCAGAGAACTACGAGAAACTGAAGAACTATTACGCAACAGGCACCCTTTCGTCCGAGGATCGGAATTCACTCCTAAACGAGATAACCGCACGCAAGGATATGTCAAGGGTGCACCCTTTACTCGACTGAAAGAACTCAACACATCATCAAGGGACCATATATCATGGATCTTGCAACAATTCTATGGCTGGATTCCAAGCCAGAAGACAACTACTGGGAAACCTGTTATCGACGAGGTGATCCTGAAGGAGATGAATTCGGAAGTAGCGACGATGTTCCTCCGGATTTTGACGATAACGAAGATGCTTGGAATGATCAGCGAAGGCGCGAACGCCTGGCTGAAGTTGAGTACGAGTGCTAAAAGAATCCACCACCATTGTAGCGTAGCGACTAATACACATCGTTGCGCCCACCGTAACCCCAACCTCGGGCAAGTCCCATCAGATGAAAGATTTAGAAGACTCTTTATACCAAGTCCGGGTTTACGTATGGTCGGCGCTGATCTTAGCGGGATTGAGCTTCGTATGCTCGCTCATTATCTTGCACGGTATGACGGAGGAAGATACGCGAAGCTACTACTTGAGGATGACATCCATCAGATTAATGCCGATAAAATTGGAATCTCAAGACGACAAGTAAAGACCGTCACGTACGCCTTTCTGTACGGTGCAGGTGACGAAAAAATCGGACACTCTTATGACCAACAGCTATCAACCACTGCTGCAAAAAAGAAAGGAAAGGAGATTCGTGCAGCGTATGTTGACGCGGTTGATGGACTGGATGATCTACTCAAAGCTATTAAACAAGCTGCAGAAAGAGGGTTCATCAAGTCTATCGATGGACGAAAAGTTAACGTTGACTCGCCTCACAAAGCCCTGAACTACTGCCTCCAGTCAGGGGCTGGTGTCATTGCGAAGCGGTGGATGGTAATCAACCAAGAGACAATGAGAGAAGCACAGATATGTGCATCTCAATTAGGATTTATTCATGACGAGCTAC